GAGAATTTTCTCACTAGATGGATGCTTGAGGACTGACGTCGATCCGATCGATGTTCAGCTTCTGCGTACACTCTTGTACGCAGGGCAGAAATATCGAAAGGAGTGCCCCTTGCCAGCAACTTTAGCCGCTGTTAAGGAGTATTTCGATGTCGAATCTTCCCTACCGCCTCCTTCCCACGTATGGGAAGGTGATGGTTCTGATCTGGATACTCATAGTCTGGGCATCATTAATGATGTTCGGCTTAGAGCTTCAGACCAACAAGGCCTTTTCGAAGACAGGCCTTTTGGAGAAGATAGAGTCCTATCCGATCTGCAATATACCGCCGATCGGATCTCTGAGCTCATCGGGGACTTCGTCCCCGGAGAGCACAGGTTCAAGCATGGACCTGGGGCTGTGTCGGATATCCAAAGCGGAAGAGGGTATAAATACCTTTTTCCCTCTTGGAGTCCCCGGCTACAACACGTTTTCCCAGCAGAAGTGTTTGCTTTGGCAAATACTTCCGTCCTTGGAAGCGGGTTCGACATCTCTGCACTGCTACCTCTTAGAGAGGAGCACAGCAGACTTCTAGCGGTACCAAAGACTCAGAAAGGACCTAGGCTCATTGCCTCGGAACCCACCTGTCATCAATGGTGCCAACAGAACGTCAGGGATTTCCTGACGCGTCGCATCCGGTCCACCTTCCTATCTAGATCTATCGACTTTAGTCGACAAGATCTATCCGGGGAGATGGCACGTGTTGCCTCATCAACTGGTGCCTATGGCACTATTGATCTAAGCTCTGCTTCTGATCGTCTGTCGTGCTTCGTTGTTCAGCGCCTCTTTAGGAGGAATCTTCCTCTTTTAGCTGCTCTGATTGCAACTCGCACTCGGATTCTCAGACAGGACCTAGACAAGAAACTTCCGTCGCATCTCCTGCTACGTAAGTTCAGTTCGATGGGTTCAGCCCTAACCTTCCCTATCCAATCGCTCGTCTTCTATATGATTTGCGTTTCTGCAGGTTTAACCCATTCTGGGCTACCCCGCACATCGCGATCATTAGAGCTTTTGGGCAGGCAGGTCCGGGTATACGGTGACGATTTGATCGTACCCGTAGACTGGATGCCGCTTGTAGAGCAGTCCTTAAAGAACTGTTTTCTCAAGGTAAACCGTACTAAGACGCACGGGACCGGAAGGTTCCGTGAGAGTTGTGGTACGGATGCGTTCAGGGGTCACTTAGTGAACCCTGGCCGCATCCTTGAGTTCTACAAGGAGTCCGAGCCACTATCGGTGATGTCTGTTGTACAGGTGTCCAATAACTTCTATACTAGAGGTCTTTGGAACGCTGCGCAATGGATGCAACACCAGTTGCCGGTCAAGATCAAGAGATTGATCCCTACCGTGCGCATTGATAGTGGTGCCTTCGGTTGGGTATCTGCCTCTGGGTTTAGTCCACCTGCACGTTGCAGATGGAACGAAGACTTACAGAGGCAGGAATACCAGACACTTGGGATTCGTTCCAAGTCTTCTGGTTCCCGTCACGAAGGCTTCGCAAATCTTTTGCAGTTCTTTACAGAACAGCCATCCGACTCCCAGCTTTCAAGCTGGTCCTCGGGTGAGTTTGCGAAGACAACACTGTCTCTCACGAGACAGTGGGTGCCGGTTGAGTAGACCGGCGTAGG